GTGCACACGATCACACCTGACCAATTTGCCGTGATGTTGAAGGAACAAAAGGAATCTAAAGATGACAGATAACGCGCTATTGATGGACGCCACAAACACCACTGACGGCCCCGTTCAAGCGAGCGCTGCGCCAGTAGAAGCGGTTCAACCCGCAACTACAGATGCAGCACCACAACAGCAATCAACCCAAGGTAGCGACTCTGCTGCTGCGACAAACCCCGCAGCCACAGAGCAGTCCGAGGGCGCTCAGGAAGTTGACTCTGCTAAGCAGACAGCACCTGAGAGTTACGAGTTCAAAGCGCCCGATGGCGTCGTTATTGACGACACCACCATCAGTGCTTTCTCTGACGTCGCCAAAGAACTGAACCTGCCGCAAGCTGATGCGCAAAAGTTAATCGACAAAGTTGGGCCAGTCATGGCCAAGCAACAAGCCGAAGCTCTTAATCAACTCAACACCTCATGGATTGAAGGCGTTCAAGCTGATAAAGAAATAGGTGGAGCAAAACTTCAAGAGAACTTAGCGGTAGCCAAAAAAGCCATGGAGCGTTTTGGCACACCCGCATTGCGTGAGTTGTTGAACGAGTCCCGCTTGGGAAACAACCCGGAAGTTATCCGGTTTATGTACCGAGCAGGTAAAGCAATCAGTGAGGACAAGTTTGTGGCCGGAGGCCCAGCAAGTCCCAGTGGCACGAGAGACCCCGCAAAGTTTCTCTATCCGAATCAAACAACTTAAAGGATTTATAAATGGCTACCTTATCAACCAGCGCCTTAACCCTAGCGGATTGGGCAAAACGCATCGACCCCGAAGGTCGTGTTCCTGTCGTCGCAGAACTCTTGTCTCAATCAAACGAGATTCTTGAGGACTGTATGTTTATGGAAGGCAACTTGCCAACGGGTCACCGCGTTGTGATTCGCACTGGCTTGCCAACCGTCTACTGGCGTGCCATCAACCAAGGTATTCCAACCACCAAGTCCACAACCGCTCAGGTTGATGAGTCTTGCGGAATGCTCGAAGCCTACTCCGAAGTCGACAAAGACTTGGCTGAATTGAACGGCAATACCGCTCAGTTCCGTCTGTCCGAGGACACCGCCTTCTTGGAGTCGATGAACCAAACACAAGCTCAGACCTTGTTCTACGGCAACCCCGGAACGGACCCAAAACAGTTCTTAGGTCTTGCTACACGCTACAGCTCAACCTCAGCAGGTAACGGTCAAAACGTTATCTCTGCAGGTGGCTCAGGCTCAGACAACGCATCCATCTATTTGGTGGTGTGGGGTGACAACACGGTTTTCTGTCCTTTCCCCAAAGGCTCAAAAGCTGGCTTGATCCATGAAGACTTAGGACTGAACACTGTGTGGGATTCCACCGGTGCTCGCTACCAAGCCTATCGCACCCACTACCAGTGGAAGAACGGTCTGGTCGTTAAAGACTGGCGCTACGTTGTGCGTATTGCCAACATCGATATCTCTGATTTGATTGGTCAAACCGGCACACAAGCCGCGGCTGCTGCAACCAACATCGTGAAGTTGATGGCACGTGCGCTGTACCGCATCCCCAACATGGCAATGGGTCGTCCAGCCTTCTACATGAACCGCACAGTTCACAGTGGTTTGGCATTGGCTGCACTTGATAGGAGCCAGTACGTCTTGAAGATTAATGAAGGTTTGAGCCAGTTCGGCACACCTAGCAGCTACTTGTCCTTCCTAGGCGTTCCGCTGCGCCGTGTTGACCAACTTCTCAACACTGAAGCCGTAGTGTCTTAAACCATTTAAAGGAAAACAAACCATGATTACCGATGCATTCTTACGTCTAAGCGACGCGCAAGCGTTGACCACTACAGCGGTCTCCACCAACACCATCGATCTGGGCGTTGCCCGTGATGTGGGCGCAGGTGAAGAGATTTATGTCTATTTCACTGTACCTACTGCTTTGGCTGGCGGCACCAGTGTGACTTTCCAAGTCATCACCTCTGCCGCTGCTAATTTGGGTACACCCACAGTGGTAGGTAGTACCACTGCGGTACTAACAGCCTCTTTAGTAGCTGGCTACAAGACCGCTGTTCGTGTGAACCCCACTGTATTTGCCAATGGTCAGCGCTACCTCGGTGCGCAGTACACCATCTCGGGCACTTACACCTCTGGTGCAGTCACTGCGGACATCGTGCTCGATATCGCTGATCAGAAGCTCTATGCCTCTGGCTTTAGCGTTACTTGATAGGGGACACATATGGCGCAGTACAAAGTTTTGCAAAAGAGTTTTATCAACAACAACATCGTGGAGGAGGGCGAGATCGTCGAGTACGACGGCAAGCCCGGCACCAACCTCGAGCCGATGAAATCCAGACGATCTGCAAAACCCGATGCGTCAGATGAAGCCCTACCAACTCAAAAGAGTGAGAGCTAAAAGCTCAAGCTCTTATTGAGGGTAATGCGGGGGGCTGCGCGCTCCCCGCTTCTTTTGTTGAAGGATCACTATGGCGTCTGAAGTTGATATCTGTAACTTGGCCCTTGGCCATCTTGGAGACACGGCTACGGTGTCGTCGATCAACCCACCAGAAGGCTCAGTACAAGCTGAGCACTGCCAACGCTTTTATTACCCAGCACGCGACGCTCTTTTAGAGATGCACGCTTGGGGCTTTGCTACTAAGCGTGTCACGCTTGCACTCCTGAGTACAACTTGGACTGAGTGGCAATACGCCTACGCAGTTCCGGCAGACGCTATTAACTTGATGGCTGTTATGCCGCCAGAGGCAACATCAGATTACAGCGTTGGCATTAACTATATGTTTAGCCAAACTGGCCTGCCAATGGTTGCCGGTGGTGTCTACCAACCTCAACCTTACTCTTGGGAAATCCAAGCCGATGGCTCACAGATCATCTACACCAACCAAGAAAACGCAGTGTTGCGCTACACCGCACAAATCACCGACACCACCCAGTTCTCACCCCTGTTTGTCATTAGCTTGACCTATCTGCTAGCCAGCTACTTGGCAGGTCCCGTCATTAAGGGGGAGGTGGGTGCAGCAGAAGCTAAGCGCTGCCTTCAACTATTCCAAGCCACCTTTGGTAGAGCTACAACGAGCGATGCAAATCAGCGTCGCAACACCATTAGCCAAAACGTCGGATGGATATCGGGGCGCTAAATGGGAAACGTTCGCTCTCTTCAACGCTCATTCAATGGTGGTGAACTCTCCGGTGAGATGTTTGGCCAAGTCACAGACGGCAAAGTGCAGTCTGGCTTAGCCACTTGTAGAAACTTTATCGTCCTACCGCACGGCCCCGTCACCAACCGTCCGGGCACCACTTATGTAAGGGCTGTGAAAGACAGCACCAAAAGAACACGGCTTATCCCCTTTAGCTACAGCACCACGCAGACGATGGTCATTGAGTTGGGGGTGGGTTACTTTAGGTTTCACACCAACGGGGCAACACTGCTCTCAGGTGGATCGCCTTATGAGATCAGTAACTCGTACGCTGAGGCTGATCTCTTTGACATTCACTACGTGCAGTCGGCAGATGTGCTCACGCTCACACACCCCAACTACCCACCAGCAGAACTAAAACGACTTGGTGCTACCAATTGGACGCTAACCAACATCAGCTTTGTATCAGCACTGACTGCACCAACAGGTGTGGCTGCCACAGCAAGTGGTGGCACCACCTACACCTATAAATATGTGGTCACTGCTGTTGGCACCAATGGCATCGATGAGTCTTTGGCTTCTTCAACAGCTACCACCACAGGCAACTTGCTCACCACTGGTGCCTACAACACAGTGACTTGGAGTGCAGCAGCCGGCGCACAGCGCTACAACATCTACAAATTTAGCGGTGGCTTGTATGGCTACATAGGCCAGACAGATGCTTTGACGTTTACGGACGACAACATCACAGCAGCCCTTAGCAAAACACCACCCATCTCCAACAACCCATTTGCAAGCGCCAACAACTACCCCGGTGCAGTTTCCTATTTTGAGCAGCGCAGGTGCTTTGCGGGAACCACCAACTCACCACAGAACTTGTGGATGACTAAGTCGGGCACTGAGTCCAACTTGCAGTATTCACTACCCACCAGAGACGATGATGCAATCAGCTTTAGGGTGGCTGCGCGTGAGGCCAACACGATTCGCCATATCGTGCCGCTCACTAACCTTGTGCTTCTTACAAGCTCTGCTG